GGCTTACGACAAGAATGGCGAACCAGACAAAAAGGCTGGGTTTGACCATTTGAATGATGCCGTTGGTTACTTTGTTGTAAGAAAGATGCCGATCAAGCGGCGTATTGAGTTTGTCGAACAGCCTACTAGGTGGACATAAATGAAATTTACTGATAAACACCCAGACTATGATGACAACCAGAACCGTTGGGAGTTCTATCTTAGAAGCTACCTCGGCGGCGAGGATTATCAGGGTGGGAACTTTCTAACCCGTTACATCAACGAAGACAAGGACGAATATAACCGTCGTTTGTTGTTGACGCCAATTGACAACCATTGCCGAAACATTGTCCACATCTACTCTAGCTATTTGTGGCGTGTACCGCCAAAGCGTGAGTTTGGGTCACTAGAAGGAAACCAGTCTGTTGATTGGTTTTTAAAAGATGCCGACTTGGACGGTCGCTCATTTGACTCATTTATGCGTGAGGCGCAAATTTGGTCTTCTGTTTACGGTCATGTATGGTTGATGATAGACAAGCCAAAGTCTGTGGCTGGTACGCGAGCAGATGAGTTATCACAAGGCATACGCCCATACATCAACCTGTTTACGCCTGAGAATGTGTTTGATTGGCGCTATGAAAGATTGCCGTCTGGCAGGTTTCAGCTATCGTATCTCAAGGTGCGTGAGTCTATTGTGCGAGACACGGCAACAGACGTTAAGCAAACCTTTAGGGTTTGGACAAAAGAAACCATCAAGCTATACGAAGTCACCAATGAGCAAGAGCGACTGGGTGAGGAGATGGATAACCCAATTGGCGTTATTCCCGCTGTACACGTTCCAGCGCAACGCTCGATTAAGCGTGGAATTGGCATTAGCGACCTTACAGACATTGCTTCAATGCAGAAGGCTATCTATGAGGAACTGAGCGAGATTGAGCAACTTATCCGAATAAGTAATCATCCGACTCTGGTTAAGACCTTTGACACAGACGCGACTGCTGGGGCTGGCTCAATCATCAATATGCCTGATGACTTGGACGCTAACCTTAAGCCTTACCAAATCCAGCCCAATGGTGGCAACTTAGACGCGGTGAGGGCGGCTATTGGCGACAAGGTGGAGGCCATCAACCGTATGGCTCACATGAGCGCCATTCGCGGTACTCAGGAGCAAACCAAGTCAGGCATTGCCTTGCAAACCGAGTTCCAAATGCTTAACGCACGTTTGTCAGAAAAGGCAGACATTTTGGAGTTGGCAGAGGAGCAGATTTGGGCGCTGTTTGCCATTTGGCAGGATTCGACCCCAGACGTTCAAGTGTTCTACCCTGATTCGTTTGATGTGCGCGACTATCCCAACGAACTGCAATTCTTACAGGGCGCAAAAGCATCAGGCGTAAACTCTCGCACGTTCCAGCAAGAGGTGGACAAGCGCATTGCCGACTTGGTTTTGGATGATGAGGAGTTGACCCGCGCTTATACCGAGATTGAGCAGAATACGCAGGTAATCGGTCAATTCTAAATGGCATCAGATTCCGACCACGCTAGGTTTATTGAGCAACTAGGCGAGGCGCATGAGAAGCGCCTTGTAGATGCTTTACAAGCGTTAGAGAATAGGGTTGCAGGGATTATTGCCCAAGCCCCAACAAGACAAGGTGCGCTGTTTGACCTTGAATGGGCTATTGCAGCACGCAGGGATATTCTGACCGCCATCAATGCAGAATACCTAGCAGAAACCACCAGAATTGTGGACGAATACACAAGGGCGGCTGAATCGGCTGGTTTGATGTTGGGGCAATATGGCGATTTTGTAGGCATTAGTGACGATGTGGTCAGGGCGCTTAAGCGGCAGTCATTCCAAGGCTTTCAGGATATTGCTGGAACATTTTTGAACGACTTGGCAACCGAGGTTTACCAGAACACCATTTCTGGTCGCAGAGTTGAGGATTCCATCCAAGCTATTCGACAGAAGATCAACGGCGTATATGCTCAGTCAGACCAAGTGGAGGTTGAAAGACTGGTAAACATTGCCAACGCAGGTGGAGCCGCCGCTGACGATGCCATCAAACAACTGCACAGCATTTATGCCGCTGATAAGCTGGGCAACAATATGCGACGCTATTCAAGCCAGATGGTGCATGACTCTTTGATGCAGTTTGACGCTTCTGTTATTACAAATGTGGGCAAAGAATCAGGAGCTGACGCTTGGAAATACTACGGCTCCAACATCAACGATACCCGCGACTGGTGTAGACGCCACGCTGGGAAGACTTACACCGAAGATGAGATTCGGGAATTATGGACTCAGGATTGGGCTGGCAAGGCCGCTGGCGACCCGTTCATTGTCCGAGGTGGATATAATTGCCGCCATCATTGGCGACCTGTATTTAAAGAATAATGTTCATTATGTGATATATTTCAACTGTTTTTAACCACTCGAAAGAGGATACGCACATGAGCGACCAAATCATGGATGAAGAAGTAAATACACCAGCCGAGGGGAACCCAAGCGGTGGCGATAGTAAAACATTCACGCAAGCGGATGTGGACAAGATTCTTGAGCAACGCCTAGCGCGAGAGCGTAAGCGGTTTGAGAAGATGACCGATGGCGTAGACATTGACGAAGCCAAGCGCGTGATAGCAGAACGCGAGCAAGCAGAGTTAGAGCGCCAGAAGGAGCGTGGCGAGTTTGAAAACGTATTGAAGAAGACTGTCGAGAAAAAAGACATGACCATTCAATCGCTGACAAGCAAGTTGCACCAGATTCAGGTGGACGGGGCTTTACTTAATGCCGCATCTACCAAAAACGCAGTTTCACCAGAGCAGGTATCGGCCTTGTTAAAAGGCAATACAAGATTGAGCGATGACGGTCAAGTGGAAATTCTTGATAAGTCTGGCAGTATTCGCTACAATGACAACGGTGATCTGCTATCAGTCAACGAACTGATGGAAGAATTTCTAACGGCAAACCCTCATTTTGTCAGAGCCTCCGCAGGTGGTTCAGGCTCAAGTGGGAACGCTGGAGGCTCGACACAGAAGCCAAGTTCTGTGGCTGATATGCTAAGTAACTGGGAAAACGGTGGGCGTGAAGCCTTTGCCGCCAGTAAAAAGCGCAAATAAACCACTTTCTTTTTTTCTGGAGTTAAATCATGGCCGCTACCACCTCAAGTACCTTAGACGACCTGTTTGTTGCAATCGTCGCCCAAGCACGTTTTACCGCTGAAGAGCAATCTTTGATGCGTAACCTTGTCACCATCTACAACATTGATGGTCAAGCTGGTAAGACTGTGCAAGTCCCCAAGTACCCAGCCATCACAGCCGCTGCGCTGACAGAAGGCACGGATATGTCTTCAACGTCTGTGTCTACTTCAAGCGTGTCTATCACGGTTGCTGAAGTTGGCGCACAAGTGTTGTTGACTGACCTCGCCGCAATGGGCGCTGGTAACCCTGCTGACGAACTCGGCACGGTGTTGGGTAACGCTATCGCTACCAAGATGGACAAAGACCTAATCGCTCTGTTCGACGGTTTGAGCGCCTCACAAGGTGCAACGACTACCGAATTGACGGTTGCCGCTTTGTTCCAAGCCGCCGCTACCCTGCGTGCCAACAAAGTAATGGGTCGCATTGTTGGTGTGTTCCACCCTTACCAGACCTACGCTTTGAAGGCTAACTTGACCAACACAATGGTCAACCCTAACGGCGGTGACTTGCAAAACGAAGCGATGCGTACTGGTTATGTTGCTACCATTGCTGGTATCGACATTTTCGAGTCTGCCAACGTGACCATCGACGGTTCAGGCGATGCCAAGGGCGCTGTCTTCTCACCAGAGGCTTTTGCCTTGGCTATGAAGCGCGACTTCAACATCGAGCCACAGCGTGATGCCTCTAACCGTGCTTTCGAGTTGAACGCCACCGCCATCTACGGTGTTGGTGAGTTGGACGATAGCTACGGCGTGGAAATGTACTACGACGCTGGTCTGTAAGTAAGAGAAGCCCCTGCATCATAGTGGTGTGGGGGCGTCTTTTAACTGAGGATTAAAAATGGCGTTTAGCACAGACACAGACTTGCAAGCAATAGTCCCAGACATTTTGGACTTTGGCATTGCCTCATTCGCTGATGAAC